TTTTTTTTGGTTATATAGTTTATTTTTCCGATATTTATATAAAGAAACTTAAACGTTATTATATATGCCTTCAAGACACCATACGGACCAAGTATTCGTCCAAAAAAGAAGACCAAAAAAACCAATCAAATTTAACGTACAACTTAACGAAGAACAAAAACAAGCCAAAGCTTTAATTTTAGCCAACCCTATAACTATGCTGAGAGGTATGGCAGGATCGGGGAAAACCCTAGTCGGTACCCAGGTAGCATTAGATATGCTTTTTACAAAACAGGTACAAAAGATTATTATAACCAGACCAACAGTAGCTAAAGAAGAGATAGGATTTTTACCAGGAGATATAAGAGAAAAAATGGATCCTTGGTTAGCACCTATCTATCACAATTTATTTATGTTATATAGCGAAGCAAAAGTCCGCAAAGAAATGGAAAATGGTAATATAGAAATAGTACCATTTGCATTTATGAGAGGAAGAACGTTTGTAGATTCTTTCGTTATAGTTGATGAAGCACAAAATGTAACACATAATCAAATGGAAACCGTAATAGGTAGATTAGGGAAAGGTTCTAAAATGGTAATATGTGGAGATCTAGCACAAATAGATTTAAAAGATAAAAGAGATACTGGTTTTTCATTTTTAGCTAGATTAGAAGAGAATGTAGAAGGATTTAAAACTGCTTCTTTAGAATATAACCACAGACACCAAATAGTTGGGCCAATTCTAGAAGTATATAAAACCTTCAGGGATTAACTGCTATTTATAAATAAACTATACAATAATGGCTAACTTTACATACTTTATTAGAGAGAGGGTAAAACTAAACGGAATTGAACGAGGTACGAATGTTGAAAAAACTATTACCGGTATAAATCATGCAGATTCAAGAGTAATGAATATACCTTCTGGTTCAATGACTGAAATTATAAATCTTAATAACCTACCTGGAGCAGGTACTTTTGTTTCAAGTAGTGTTAAGTATGCTAGAATTAGCAATCTATCTACAAGTTCTATTAACTTACAGGTATCCGGATCTACTACTGAAATGAATTATTTAGTTACTGGAAGTGGTACTTTTATATTTAGCACTGAATTTGTAAACGAAACATTTAGCACTGGGTTTACTTATGGAGATTTACGCTCAATTAAAGCTACTCCTTTAGATCCTAACGCAACTATAAGTTATTTCATAGCACTAACTTAATAATATAATTATATGTCACATACTAACTCACATATTGAAATTTGGGATGGAACAGCTAATTTTGTAGCCGGTGAATCAACACCATTTGGATTTTATGATGATGATCTTTCTTTTCAAGAAGACGCACCCAAAGTAGCTAGGTATATAGCTGAAAAATTAGGATTTCCGGTACTTGATGTAGAGTTAACTGAAAGAAATTTTTATACTGCTTTTGAAGAAGCTGTTACTGCTTACGGAAAAGAAGTTATAGAAGCTATCGCAGCAGAAACTATCTCAAGCCAAATAGGAGGTTCAGCCTCAGGAACCGCTGTAAATAAGACTTTATTCAAACCTAGTTTGAAAAGTGTTATTGAAACTAGTAAGCAGTACGGGATGGAAGCAGGAGTAGGCGGTGATGTGGATATGAAAAGCGCTTTAATAGATTTAAAACTAAATCAGCAAGAATATGATTTAGAAGCTTTAATCAACGATGGAGATATAGAAGTTAGAAAAGTATTCTACGAAGCACCACCAGCTATACTACGTTATTTTGATCCCTACGCTGGAACAGGAACAGGTATACAATCTCTTATGGATGCATTTGATTTTGGAGCTATGAGTCCAGGGGTAAATTTCTTACTTATGCCGGCTTCTTATGATATGCTTAAAGTACAAGCTATAGAGTTTAACGATCAGATAAGAAGATCTGCTTATTCTTTTGAAATAAATAATAATAAATTAAGACTATTTCCTGTACCCAAACAAGACGGTAAGCTAAAAATACAGTACTATAGAGTAGCTGATAAAACTTACGATACTAGAGACGGAGTAGATGTAGATGCTGAAGCCTCAACAGCTGGATCAGTTCAAGGTTCTGGAGGAGGAACATCTTCTACAGGTGTAGCTACTAATATCTCTAATGTTAATGCTCAAAATTTAGTATATGCAGAAATAAATGCTATAGGAAGACAATGGGTATTTAAATATGCAGCAGCAACAGCAAAAGAAATGCTTGCCTATGTAAGAGGTAAATATCAGACAGTACCGGTACCGGGGTCAGAGGTTTCTATGAATGCTGCTGATCTATTAGCTGACGCAAGAGAAGAAAAAGTATTTCTGGTAGAAGATTTAAAAGCTACAATGCAAACAGCTTCTATGACAAATCAATTAGAATTAGCTGCAACACAAACAAAATTTATTAACGACGCAATGGCGGGGGTACCAATGCACATTTATATAGGATAATGAAAATATTTGATTTACTTTCTGAAATACAATTCTCTATCTACCAAGCAATGGTGAGGATAGGACATTCAGAGGACGTTACAGTACAGGATGTGGGGGAAATGTTGAGAGCAATGCCAGGTGTATTAACTATTGGACAAGTATCTCATAATGCTGATAATAATACTGCTGTTATAAAAGTTAAAATACTAACAACAAAGCCTGCTTCAGAAGCTTTCAACTCCTTTAAAAATACATCTATACAAAGAATCCCAGAAGTAAAAAAGGTCGAAATAGCTGAAAAAACAATTGAAAAGAAGAAATAACATATGCTGTTTGGTAGTCAGAAAGATTTTAATGTACTCACCCGTATAGGAAGAGAACTTCTAAAAGATATTATAGAACAAGAAATTGGGTACTATAAATTATCATTAGCAGATACTCAAGCTAATCTATATGGTGAAGCAACTGATAAAGTATACCTAGATCCTGTTAAGCTCAATTGTCTCATAACTAGAGGTGATCAGGTGATAAGTGTAGACGATTTTGGACCAGACTTAGGAAGAGAAGCATCATTTGCTTTTATAAGACAGGATTTAGTTGATTCCAATACTGTTCCTGAAGTAGGAGATATAGTAATGTGGCAGGAAGATTATTACGAAGTTGATACCGTAAGAGAGAACCAATTATTTGTTGGTAGAGACAGTAGCTATAACTTAACTGACTATGGCCATAATTTTGGATCTTCAGTTTCTATTATAGTAGACTGTCATTTAACAAGATCAGAAAAAGTAGGATTGATTCCAATTAGATAAAATATGGCTAAAAGAACTAAAATAGTACCTAAAAGACAGTCGCAATTATCTCAAAACGCTATCTCTACATATAACAACTCAGCTAAACAACCAACCCCTGATGTTACTAAAAAGAATAGGGCATATCAACGCTCGGTTAAGAATGATGATGTTAAACAGTTTCATATAGGTTTAAGAGATATTGATGAAACTATAGTATATTATTTTAATAATGTAATTAAACCATCAGTTATTCGTAATAATAAAAGAATAGCAGTCCCGATTTTGTATGGCTCACCTGAAAGATGGGCTTCAGTTCAAAAAGATGGTTATTATAGAGATAAAAACGGTAAGATTCAAACTCCATTAATAATGTTCAAAAGAGATTCTATAGAAAAAAATAGAAGTCTAGGTAATAAATTAGATGCCAATAACCCAAACCACTTTGGTATCTTTCAAAAAAAATATTCTAAAAAAAATATATACGATAAATTTTCCACTCTTTCCACCAGAAACCCGGTAAATGAATTATACGGAGTAATTATTCCGGACTACATTAATATTACATACTCTTGTGTAGTTTTTACTGAATATGTAGAGCAAATGAATAAAATAATCGAATCTATAAATTTTGCTTCTGATTCTTACTGGGGGGACCCCGAAAGATTTAATTTTAGAGCAATGATCGATAGCTATTCTACTATAACTGAGATGAATCAAGGTCAAGACCGTACTATAAAAACTAATTTTGATATAAAAATGATGGGCCATATAGTTCCAGACAGTATAAATACGTCTATAGCTAATATGAATAAGTTTTATTCAAAATCTTCTGTTAGTTTTGGTTTAGAAATAGCAGGAGATAAAGAAATACTTAACACCAAAGCATCATCACCAGCATCTGAAAACTTAAAAGGTAGATTTTATGATGGTTTAACAGGAAAAACTGAAGTTACTATTCAGTCTAGCGGTATGACTGACGAAGAAAGAGCTTTCCTATCTTTATCTGCGATAATAGATACTAATAATCAAACCTCGAGTATAAATGCTAGTGATAATAGTATAACCTTTAGTAATATTAGTATAGCAACACCACCAGCCAATTTCCCGGCTTTAAATAAGACTGATTTTCAAGTATTTATTAACGGTGCATTTATTGAACCATCGGCTATTACTTCTATAACTCAAGTAGGTGCAGATATTACAATAGATTTTAGCTCAGGATTAGAAATTAGCTTAGAAAGCTCAGATGAAATAACAGTGGTTGGTAAATTACAAATAAATGGCTAAAATATCTTTAAGACAAATAGCAGATGAATTACCTTCATTAGGGAAGTATCTAACTGGTTCATTAAATGTATCCGGTTCATTCAGTACCTCAGGTTCACTTTTTTTAAATTTGGATGGTGTAGGAGATGTATTTAATATAAAAGTAGACGGAAAAGAAAAATTAAAAGTAAATTCTGAAGGAATTCTTCAATTCACTTCTCAATCAATTTCTCCAACTGCTACACAGGGAGCAATGTTCTATAGCTCAAGCAACGAATTCTACTTAGGTTTTTCTTAAATTAAAGATATTTATAACATATACAAAACTATTCACACTTACTAAAGAATTAAATATACATGGCAACTTGGAAAAAACTCGTAGTATCAGGATCAAGCATAGCACAGCTATCTAATGATGCTGGATACTTAACTTCAATAACAGCACAGTCTGCATACGTAACAGCTTCTGTTAATGGTGCACTATTAATAGCAAATAATTCACAAGGAACATTAACTTTTAGTACTGGGAGTGCTACACCTACAGGAATAGTTATTTCAGGAAGCGCAGGTAATGATAAAATTACTTTTTCTTTATCTTCAATTCCGAATACAGCATTAGCAAATGACGGTATTACTATAGCTGGAGCTGATACTTCTTTAGGAGGTACAATCACAGCAGCAACCATTGGAGCTGCGATTGGTACTATAGTTTCCGGATCAGGACAACTATCTTCTGATATATCAGGTTCCCTCTCAGCAACTGCAATAGCAGGTTTAGGAGCCAATATAGTATCAAGTTCATTACAATTCGGTGCTTTAGTTTCCGGTTCAGGTCAAATAGACGGTGCTAGTATAACTAATAATACAGTTAATTTCGGAGGTGTTTCAGTTGCCCTAGGTGGTTCAGATACTACCCCAGCTTTTAACCTATCCGATGCTACTGCTTATCCTTTTACTTCTTTAACTAGTGTACCAAGCGGTATAGTATCAGCTTCATCATTCTCTTCTCCTTCACAAGGAACGATGAGAAGTACTTTAAACGGAGCCAATGCAGATGTAGATTTAGGATTACAAACAGGAGATTCTCCACAATTTACTAATTTAGTATTGACTGGTAACTTAACAGTAGAAGGAACTCAAATAAATGCAAATGTAGCTAATTTAGATGTAGAAGATAGATACATACTTTTAAATTCTGGTTCAGGAACAATAGGAGATTCAGGTATAATATTTGGAGGCTCCACAGGTACTGCTCAATCAGGATCGGCTCTAGTTTGGGACGGTAGTTTTAACGGTAATGACGGTCGTTTAGCTGTAGTTAATGCTATGGGGGGTACAGATACTGATAATAAGACTCCTAACTACTATGTAGCAGGAGCATTAGTAGGCACTGAAGCTGAAGCAGCTACCAATCAGATGGATCATGCAGGTAATATATTAGTATCAGGTAGTGGAGAAATATTTATTTACGTTTAATAATAAGTACTAATTAAGTTATATAAAAAGTTTATGGGTTTAATAGATAAAATAAAACCTCGCCAAAGCGAAGGTTTAACAAAAATAGAATCAGAATTTCTACTAGCAAAATTAAGAACAGCTACTTTTAGAGGAGACGAGTTTGAAATGTTTTATACGGTATTCAAAAAAATATCACAACATATAGAAACTATTAAGTAAGTTTAGGTCCTTTGGGACCTTTTGCTATTTATAAAATATATTCGTATATTATACGATATTATTGGCCCGAAAGGGAAGTGGGCTAGAATATTTCTAGTAACCAACCATAATAGAACAAGATATGCCAAACTGGAAAAAACTGATTACAAGCGGATCTGACGCTTCGCTAAACTCTCTTGACGTTGTTAGTAATATAAGCGCTTCTACCATATATGCTGTAAATGACGTAATACTCCAAGCTGACAATGCTAATTCTGGCATTACATTCGAAGATGGAAATAAAAAACCTGACTTTTCTTTATCTAATAATGTAATCAATATTGGAGCTCCATCACAACTTAGTGGTAGATCAGGAATCAAAGCTCATTATCCAATAACCGGTAGCCATATTAGCGCTTCAGGTACTGTTTTTGCTGCAAAATTTATTAATGGTTCCCAATCAGGAGGTTTTCCTTTTATTGTTATAGACGGAGCTTCTGGAGAAATCACAGCTTCTGGAGCTATAAGTTCAAGTGCTACAGTATTTGCTAATAAAGCACAATTTGGTAGTTCTACAGTTTTTATAGATGGTCCCGCAGGACATATCACAGCATCAGGAGATATTAGTGCAAGTGGTACTATGACATACGGATCATTATCTGATGGTTCTATAACAGTAACAGGCTTTGTAGATGAAGATAATATGTCTTCTAATAGTGCTACACTTATACCAACTCAACAATCAGTAAAAGCATACGCAGATACTAGACCCGGTCCTCAAGGATCAACAGGTGCTACTGGCTCACAAGGAACTACCGGTACAACTGGATCACA